GTTTTGATTGCGACTCGACACCTTTTCGGAATTTTTCATTTTTGGTTGACAAGTACCTGACGGATTTTATATTAGGCTTACAAGTGTATATTTTAAATATTTTAAGGTCATTTCATGAAAACCGTTTCACAGGCTGGGTTTGCGAGCATGGCGGGGGTTGCCAGACAGACCATCTACAACATGACAAAAGCTGACAGTCGTCTATATGAAACATTGGTGGGTAAAAAAATAAACATCGACCATCCTATAGCAATTACCTACATTCAAGAACGAAATGAAAAGCGTGGAATTAAAGCAGGAACGCTGCCACCACCACCTACACCTAGCCAAAAACACAATCTTCCTGAAGAATATCTGAACATGACACTTGAACAGATATTGAAAGAATTTGGAACTGATGAACAATTCCTTGATTGGTTAAAGGCCACAAAAACAATCGAAGATGTGAGAGAAAAGCGTTTAAAGAATTCCATCACACAAGGTGAATTGATAAAACGGGATTTTGTTCAGGGCCATGTGTTCAGCTATATAGAAAATTCACAGGTGCGGCTGCTGACTGACACCCCACGTACAATTGCAATCAGGGTGCTTGAAGCAGTCAAAGCTGGTCAGACCAAAGAAGAACTTGAAGACCTTATCCGTGAAATGATTTCTGCACCAATCAAGCAGGTTAAGGGTCAAGTGGAAAAGGCTTTCAGGAATGCTTGACACAGGTGACACTTCCAGCAGCTGGCTAATAAGTTGTTTTGGTGATTTGACAGACAGTGTTGAATTTATGTCACCGTCAGAATGGTCAGAAAAATTTAGATACCTTCCAGCATCTGTTACACCTATACCCGGCTTCTATTCATATGATGTTGCACCCTACCTTGTAGAAATTGTTGACTGTTTTGACTTTCGTTCACCAGTGCGTGAAGTGTCTGTGATGAAAGGGGCGCAAATCTGTTGGACAACAGGTGTGCTTGAAAACGTTATCGGTTACGGAATGCACCAGTTGAAAACATCCCCTATGATGCTGCTGACTGCTGATGCTGAACTTGCCAAGATGCGTATGGAAACATATATCACACCTATGATCCAGCAGTCTGACCTTGAACATCTGATCAGGTCCGGTGACGAAACGAATAGCAGGAAAACAGGTAAAACGGATAGTAAAATTGAATGGATGGGTGGTGGCTTCCTTGTGCCGTTCGGTGCTAGGAACGCGGCGAAACTCAGATCAATATCAATTCAGTATCTGCTTGAAGATGAAAATGATGGTTATCCTGACACAGTGGGCCGTGATGGTGATCCTGCCAAGCTTGCTGAAGGTCGTACTAAAGCATATCACCAGACAAGGAAAATTGGACGCGGTTCCACTCCCCTGATCAAAGGGCAAAGCAGGATAGCACGTAATTTCAAAGATGGTGATCAACGTTACTACAATGTTGTGTGTAGGAATTGTGAGGAACCACAAGTATTGAAGTTCCAAGGGCGCAATGACAATGGCAGTGAGTACGGTTTAAGATGGACAATTGAAGATGGTCGCTTGCTGATAGACAGTGTGCGCTACCGTTGCCGATACTGTGGACACGATCATGTCAACGCTGACAAGGTTTGGATGTTCGACCCGGCGAATGGGGCCAAGTGGATACCTACTTCTGTACCGGTATCAGATGATGTGCGGTCATACCATATCAGTGCACTATATTCCCCCGCTGGCATGTACCCATGGTCAGCAGTTGTGCAATCCTATCTGAATGCATGGGATGTTGAAACGAACAGACCTAAAGACCTTGGTTTGTTTCAAGAGTTTTATAACAATGACCTTGGTGAAGTGTTTGAAATCAGGGGTGACAAGCTTCAATTCAACACTGTTTCTTCACACAGACGCAATGCATACCAGTTTGGTGAAATCCCTAATGAATTTTCAATGAAGTACTGTGGTAGTCCAATTCTATTGTTGACCTGTGCGGTGGATGTACACAAGTCAAACTTGGCTGTGTCTGTTATGGGGTGGACCCGTGGTTCTAGATGTTTCGTCATTGATTATTGGCGTTTTGAAGGTGACTGTGAAGACATTGACAATGCTGATACATGGGGGCGTTTACGTGATTTGATAGAAAATGGTGAATGGACTGCAGATGATGGTAAGAAATATTTGCTTGAAACAACGTTCATTGATTCAGGTTTTTCAACTGACATTGTGAATTTATTCTGTAGTGAGTTTGGGGAATATGTAACACCAATCAAAGGTGTTGGCATGCCCGGTAAGACTGCGATGATTAAAGAATTTGATCTATCCACAAACAAGCTTGGCAGACGTTCAGTCAATGTGACTGTGGATTTGTACAAGGATCGTTGGTCAGCAGGTTTGCGCCGTCAATGGAACGGTCAAGCAGCACAACCTGCACACTATTTTAATGCGCCGTTGGACATGACAGACAAGCAGTTGAAAGAACTGACTGTTGAACACAAGCGTGAAAAGGTTGAAGCGAGCACAGGCAAGCGTGTTGGTTTCGAGTGGCACAGACCCGGCAACGCACGCAACGAACTATGGGACTTGCTCATGTACAACAATGCAGCCCTTGAATATGTTGCATGGGTGTATTGCACAGATGTGCTTGAATTAGATCACTTGAACATGGTTGCATTCTATGACATGATTGAAGATGAAGCATATTACTACACGCAAGAGGAAGTGAACGATGTCTGATAATTTATTAAAGCTTATCTCAAGTAGAGCTAAAAATTATGGTGAGCCTAGAAAAATTATTTATGAATCTGCACAGTCGATAAAAGGTCCAAACAAGATTGAACAAATGTTTAAACATGCTACAAAATAATAGTTGCATGAAAAATACAACAAAGATAGTGTGCGAAAATGGATGATTCTTTTATACAAGAACAGATTGACGCTACCAAGTTGATCATCACTGCTTATAACACTGCAATGCTTGCACTTATTACAGGTGGGGTACAACGTTATGAACTTGATACAGGTCAGACCCGTCAAACTGTGACCAAGCTTGACCTTGACGACATGCGCAAAGTGGTTGATGGTTTAATGAACCAGTGTGCCACATTAGAAACACGTCTAACAGGATCAGGCGTCACAAGAGTAGTTCCAGCATGGTAAACCTTCTTGATCGTTTCAAAGCTTTTGCAAATCCTAACACAACACCAACAATTAGTGTTGATGAACTGATGTCTTATTCTGACACGTTTGTTGGTACAAATTTTGATGGTGATAAGTTTGTTGGTGGTTTCGGTGCAACTGAAGTTCAATTTATTGATTACTGGACATTGCGTGCAAGATCAGCACAACTTTTCAATGATAACTTATATGCACGCGGTTTAGTGCGGCGAATTGTTACAAATGAAATCACAACAGGGTTGGAACTTGAATCAACCCCTGTCACATCGCTACTTGGTCTTGAAGAAGGTGCACTTGATGATTGGGCAGAACGCACAGAAAATTTATATTCTATGTGGTCTGAAGACCCAACCCTTGTAGATTGGGAAAAGTCAAAAACCTTTGGTGCAATACAAGCTGCTGCACGTCAGGAAGCTTATATTTGTGGTGATGTACTTGTTCTAATCCTACAGAATAATTTGACAAAATTACCCATGGTACAACTTGTCAGTGGCAATCGGGTTCAAACACCTGTTGATTTTGTGCCACGGGCTGGAAATGAAATTGTCCATGGTGTTGAGCTTGATAAAAACAAACGTCAAGTTGCTTATCATGTGCTGCAAGCAGACGGCAATAGTAAACGTGTTGCTGCTTTCGGATCGCGGTCAGGACGTAGGCAAGCATTTTTGGAATACGGTACAGACAAGCGCCTTGATGATGTGCGCGGTCAACCTTTATTGTCTTTGATCCTGCAGTCATTGAAAGAAATTGATCGTTATCGTGACAGCGCACAACGTAAGGCTGTCATCAACTCAATTCTTGCGATGTACATCAAAAAGACTGAAGACAAGCCCGGTACAAAACCAGTTACCAGAAGTGGGTACAACAAGTCTGTCACAGTTCAAGATGACCAAGGCCAACCACGAAATTTCAAGTTAAATGGCGAAGTCCCGGGCGTTGTATATGAAGAACTGCAACAAGGTGAAGAACCAGTAGGTTTTCACTCACAAGGAACAGATGTTAATTTCCCAGTGTTTGAAGATGCTATCATTAGTGCCATTGCATGGGCCAATGAAATCCCGCCTGAAATTTACAAGCTTTCTTTTTCTTCAAACTATTCTGCATCACAAGCTGCAATCAATGAATTTAAAATGCTGCTGAACAAACAGCGTAAGAATTTTGCTGACACATTCTGCAGATACGTCTACAAGGAATGGTTCATTTCATCTGTGCTTGCTCAAAAAATTGACGCTGCAGGTTTTTTAAACTCGTTGAACAATCCTACTTTATATGATATTCAAAATGCATGGCTTGCGTCTGATTGGTCAGGTGCAATTAAACCATCAACTGACATCCTGAAAACTGTGAAAGGTTATCAAGGAATGGTTTCTGAAGGTTGGATCACAAACGCACGTGCATCACGTGAAGTTTCTGGTACTAAATTTGACAGGAATATCAGACGATTGAAGCGAGAAAACGAACTGAAAGTTGCTGCTGCAAGACCGCTTGCAGAATTTAAACAAGAATTCACACCTGAAATTGTAGATGAAGTTATGCCTGAATCTATTGACAGTAACAATGTCATTCAGTTAACTGACATAAATACAGGACAAGAGGTATAAGTTTAATGTTAGACTGGCTAATTGCACAAGGTGCACTTGATTATTTAACAACCTACACAAATGCTGACATCACTGCAGATGATCGTGCACAGTTTGCTGAACTTCGTGCACAAGACAATTCAACATCGTCCGGCGGTGTGGCTGTAATCCCCATGAAGGGAATTTTGACACAGAACCGTGACATCATGGCAATGATCTTTGGGGGTGGGAACACAGTCTATTCATCTATTATTCAGGGTCTACAAGCTGCAGATGCTGATGCAAATATTGAAAGTGCTGAATTAGACATCAATAGCCCCGGTGGTACTGTTGAAGGCATGTTTGAAACCATGGCTGCAATTCAGGCATTCAGCAAGCCCATTACAGCGCGTGTCACAGGCAAAGCAGCAAGTGCTGCATTCATCATTGCAACACAAGCTGATGAAATCATTGCTGCATCTGAATCTACCGAATTTGGCAGTTTGGGTGTTGCTTTTGAAACCCGGGTGAATGACAACATTGTGACTATTACTAACACCAAGTCACCTGATAAAAGACCTGATCTTGAAACTGAAGAAGGTCAACAGGTCGTTCGTGATAGACTTGACGGAATTTATAATTTATTTGTTGAAGCTGTGGCTACAGGTCGCAACACAACAGTTAAAAAAGTTAATGCGGATTTTGGACAAGGGCGTGTTTTCCTTGCTCAAGATTCGGTTAAGCGTGGAATGATTGACACTGTTGTTGATACTACCACATCAAAGCCCGCCACGGGTGGGAATCCAACAAAAAAAGGAACTAAGGTCATGAACCTTGATGAACTAAAGGCCAACCATCCGGACTTGTATGCACAAGCAGTGGCGATTGGTCAAACTAATGAACGGGATCGTGTAGGCGCACATCTTGCAATGGGTGAAGCCAGTGGTGATATGAAAACTGCTGTTACAGCTATTGAAGATGGTGTTGACATGACCCAAAAGCTACAGGCAACCTACATGGCTGCTGGTTTGCGCCGCAATGCGATTGATGACCGTCAAAATGATTCAGATAATGCTGATGACATTGACAATGGCGGCGATACTGCTGCAACAGACATTGAAGATAAAGTACATGCTGCTGCACTTGAGTTGATGGGAGTAATTGACGATGACTAATCTTGTTATTACAAACGTTGATACAGGTAACGTAATTCTTGAAAGTGGTGACTTTGAAGATGGTGCACTTGTATTTGCAGGGGCTGGAACTGTGCTCGAAGGTACAATTTTAGCACGTGATAGTGTTTCATTTAAGTTTGTACCATACGTCATTGGCGGTGTTGTAAATGAAAATGGTATTCCAAAAGCTGTGATCAGTTACGATGTGGTTGCTGAAGGTGCTGGTGATATTCAGACCCGGCCCATGGTGTCAGGTCGTGTTCGCGAAGAACGATTGATTGTTGATGCTGACGGTGATGGTAGTAACATCACGCCTGCTATTCTTGATCAACTTCGTGATTACAAAATCACAGCAGTCAGTGTTGATGATCTTTCACAACTTGACAATCAATAAGAAAGGTCAAATAAATGTCTGACGCTTCAACAAAAAAAATGATTTCGGCGTATTTGAAAACAGGAACGCCTTCAATGTTCTTGTCTTCTTTGTTCCAAAGTCCCGCACAGAATTTTCACAATTCTGAAACTATTGAAATCGACATCCAACGGTCTGGTGAAGACGTGGCTATTGTTGTGCAAGATTTAAGCACAGGCTACCGTATGAACTCAGATGATTTGTTCACTAACAAAGAATTCACACCACCAATTTTCAAAGAAGCTGGTGCACTGAATGCATTTGATATGATCAAGCGTATGGTTGGACAAAACCCGTTTGATGATCCTGCATTTCAATCAAATGCAATTGTGAAATCTTTCCAACAGTTCCGCAAACTTGAAGCAAAAATCAAGCGTGCAATGGAGCTTCAAGCTTCACAAGCTTTGCAAACAGGTACAATCACATTGATTGATCAATCTGGAAACGCACTCTACACAATTGACTTCAAACCTAAAGCAACTCACTTCCCTACAGTTGTGACTGCATGGGACCAAGCGGGTGCAACTCCTCTTGCTGACATTGAAGCAGTTTCTGAAGTCATCCGTGACGATGGTCTTGAAGGTCCAACGCAATTGTTGATGGGTTCAACATCATTCAATGCATTTATTGCAAACGATGATGTTCAGAAGCATTATGACAATCGCCGTATTGACCAAGGGACTATTTCAAACACTGTCATTTCAAGTGATGCTGGTAACTTCCGTGGTATTGTAACTGTTGGCAACTATCAGTATGACATTTGGACGTATGGCGGTCGTTATGTGAAACCTGACACTGGTGTGACAACTCAATTCCTTGAACCTGATAAAGTCATTGTTCGTTCTGGTTCAGGTCGTCTTGATGCTACATTTGGGTCAATTCCACGCATTGCACCACCTGATTCACGTGCATTGCCGTTTCTACCTTCACGAATTCGTCAACCGGGTGTCAACTTTGATTTGACTACAAACGCATGGATCACACCAGATGGTGAACAAGTGTTTGTAGGTGCTGGCACACGTCCTCTGATGATTCCAACAGCTATTGACACATTTGGGTGCATTACCACTGGTGTCTAAGAAAGGTTTTATTATGTCTTCTCGACGAAATAAACAAAACACAAAGGCTGCACCTTTGCCCAATGCGGGTGCAACACCTTTGCCCGATGCTGATGCTGATGCTGCCAATGAAGCTGATGCTGCTGCAAAAAGGCTTGCTGCTGAAGAAGCTGAAGCAGCTGCTGAAAAAGCTGAACGTGTAGCAGCTGCTGAAGAAGCTGTTGCAAAAGAAGAAGCTGAAGCTGCTGCTGCTGAAACCAAACCAGTTGCAAAGAAACGTTCATGCATGGTTGTCTGTGAAGGTAAATCATTGACTTCTAAAATCGGGGTTATTGGTCCCGGTGAAGAAGTTCCTGCTGACCTTTACCCCAAGGAAACTATGGACAATCTGAAAAAACGCAACCTGATTGAAAAAGGTTCCGTGTAATGGGATTACGGGAAACAGCCGAAACTGACATGACATTCATTTTAAATGATGTGAATGGTGGTTTCGGCTATCCTGTAACCGTGACCAATCCTGACGGTGTTTCAGCACCACTCAATGGGTTATCGACTGACATTCATCAAGCTATTGATCCTGATACTGGAACTATCATCAGTGGACGTTCTGCATCAGTGAGCTTGTCAATATCAGATTTAGCAAATGTGGGGCTTGTACTTCCTGTTGGAGTTTCTGACAGTAAATCCAAACCATGGTTGATATCTTTTGATGATGTCAATTCTAATTCATATTTGTTCAAAGTATCACAGACAATGCCTGATAGGGGCATAGGTCTAATAGTTTGTATATTGGAATTGTACAGTAATGGTTGAAGTCACTAATATACTGATTGACAAAGAAGACAATTTTGAAATCATTCGTGATCAAATTGCACAAATCATTGCTGATGAATCTGTTAATCAAATGGTACTTGCTGCAAATGCTGCAAAAGACCCTTCGTTGTGGGAATTACGGGTATTTGCTGAACGATCAAACCCTTTTGAACAGTTTATGAATAATCCAGTTGCAGACACATCGCCAATTATAAATGTATGGTTCGATAATTACAATGTTGACCTTGGTTCAAGCAATAGTGTCGAACGACAAACCACACGTGGTAATTTCAACATTGACTGTTATGGTTATGGACTTTCTAAAGATGATGGTGGTTCAGGCCACATACCGGGTGACGAGGAAGCAGCGTTAGAAGCACAACGTGCAGTTCGTCTGGTTAGGAATATAATGATGCTTGACATCAATACATATTTACAATTACGTGGTGTTGTACAAACTAGAATGCCACAAGATGTTAGCACTTTTCAACCACAGTTCAACGGTCAACCTGCTGTTCAGGTGGTTGGTGCAAGGATTTCATTAAATGTTCGTTTTGATGAATATTCACCACAATTTGTGAATGACACATTAGATGAATTGGGTGTAACAATAACACGGGCCAGTGATGGTCAAGTTTTAGCTAAACAGGAGTTAATATAATGGCGATTGATAACAGCGTTGTAGCGCGTGTTGTTGGTATTGATGTAGAGTTTGCCACGTTTGAACAAGGGAATGTCTTTTTCTTGCCGCAACGTGCAATAATTGTTGGTCAAGGAAGTGAAACTGTTACTTACGCGACCACACCACTGCAAATTTCAGACGCACAAACAGCAGGTGAAACATATGGGTTTGGCTCCCCTATTCATCTAGCAGCAAAAGAACTTTACCCGGTCAATGGTGACAGTATTGGTTCAGTCCCTGTGACAGTATATCCTTTGCAAAAAGATGGGGCTGCTGTAGTAGCTGCTGGTGATATTACACCAGTTGGTGCACAGACAACAACTGCATCATATCGTGTACGCATTTCAGGCGTTCTTTCAAACGCTTTCACACTTGCTGCAGGTGATACTGTAGCAGACGCTGTTGCAGCCATTGTGACGGCAATCAATGGCGTTCTTGACATGCCTGTTGTTGCAACAGACAACGCATCCACAGTGGTTGATTTAACAGCTAAATGGTTGGGTCTTAGTGGTAATGACATCAACATTGCAGTTGAAGGCGTTGAAGAAGGCATTGTGTTTGGTGTAACCCAACCTGCGGGTGGTCTGGTCAACCCTGATGTTGATGACGCTCTTGCAAACATTGGTTCTGTTTGGGAAACCATGGTTGTAAATTGTTTTGAACCTACTGACGCTGCAACACTTAATAAGTATCAAGTGTTTGCTGATCCACGTTGGGGTGATGATGCTAATAATCCAGATGTAACAAAACCGCTTGTTGTAATCACAGGTGAACCTGAAGCAGACTTGACAACTGCAGAACTTGTTACTGCAAATCGTACAACAGACCGTGTGAATGTCATTTATGGGGTTCCCGGGTCATCAAACTTACCTCTGCAAATTGCAGCGCGTGCTGTTGCGCGTATGGCCCGTGTTGCCAACAACAACCCACCACAAGATTATGCTGGTCAAATTATTAATTTCATTGAACAGGGTACTGTAAGTGATTTCTTGACATTCCCTGAACGTGATCGTGCTGTAAAAGCTGGCCTTTCCACTGTCGAACTTGAAGACGGTCTGATCAATATGTCAGATACTGTCACACCGTTTCGCCCTGATGGTGATCCAACACCAGCTTACCGCTATGTTGTTGACATCGCGAAGTTACAAAACATCATCTACAATGTATCTTTGATTTTTCGTGCTGATGAATGGAACGGTGCACCACTGATCCCTGATGATCAACCAACGGTCAACCCAACTGCAAAGAAACCAAAAGACGCTGTTTCTGCGCTGTCTGTACTGTCAGACAACCTTGGTCTAAATGCTATCATCAGTGATCCTGAATTTTCAAAAGCAAACACGACTGCAGCTATTGACAGTCAAAACCCTAAACGTTTAAATGTAATCTATCCTGTCAAATTATCTGGCAACACAAACATTATTGATGTTGGTTTGAAATTTGGCTTCTTCTTTGGAGGTAATGACTAATGGCTGGTGGATCAATCGAAAGTGTCAACATCAATTCACGTTATTTTTCAGCAACAGCTGATTCTGATGTTACACGTAAGCTAGGTGGTTTTGAAAACGAAGTTCAACCAAATGGCGATGGTACAGGTCGCAAAATTCAGACCCGTGTTCCTTGGTCACTGGCTGGTGTTGTTCTTAGCTGTGAAGACAGTCGTGGTGATCACGAATTTTTACAATCTATTGCAGATGCACCGGGGTATGTTCCCATATCTATCACAACAGTGGAAGGTAATGTGTATCAAGGTGAAGGTACTGTGTCAGGTGAACTTGGTGAATCAAGTCAAGCATCGTCACTATCCCTTGACCTCATGGGTACTGGAAAGTTGACTAAACAATGACCAAAGTAAACATAGAGTTGGCAACGAAAGAACTTAATTCTGTTCTTTCAGATTGGGCTGATGGTTCAGAACTTCCATTTGATGACGATGCATTCAAAAAAATATACAATGCTATTTTGGGAAAAATTCAATCAGGCAATGTGACAATTGACACTGAAAAGAACACAATCAATTTGAAAGATTATGTTTTCAAAGTTCCTTTGGGTGATGCATTGTTGACCATGGGCAATCAAGATGTTGCAGGGCTTATGAATACTGCTGCAATAATGGTAGGTAAAGAACCGGGCCATTTTGCCACAGTTGACGCACGTATTACTAAAACTGCTGTAATGGTTACTTCACTTTTTATGCAAGTGTAACTGCACACTTAGTCATAAAGGGAGTTGTTACACCTTGTCGTGGTCCTGAATATGTACGTATTATGATGCTGCAAGTCATTCGTGAATATTCAGGACTTCCAGACTATAGAACAATGACATTGCAAGAATTTCGAATGTTCTATCTAGGTCTTAAAGATGAATTGATCAAATACGGTAAAACAGGTGAATAAAAATGGCGTTCGCAATTGCAACAAAATTCACAGCTATTGATTTAATATCTGGTCCTATTGCCAAAATTCAAAAAAGATTTAACACCAATATCAAAGCCATGTCACGTGGTGCAGATCGTTTTAACCGTGGTTTAAATAAACTAGGGGGTGGCGCTGCATCCGCGCTTGGCGCTGCTGGTGTTGCAGGTGGTATTGCTGGTGTTACTCTTGCTATGCGTTCGGCAATAACAACAGGTATTGAGTTTGAACAAACTATTGTGAATGCTGCTGCTAAATTTGGTGGAACCGCAGACCGTGGAACAGTAGCATTTAACAATCTGCAGACTGCAGCAGAACAAGCTGGCAGAACAACAGTATTTACAGCCACTGAAGCAGCCCAAGGTTTGAACTTTCTTGCCATGGCGGGCTTTAATGTTGAACAATCAATTGCAGCGTTGCCCGGTGTCATTAACTTAGCCATATCAACACAAACTGATTTGGCAACTGCAACTGATATTGCAAGTGATGCACTTGGTGCATTTGGTTTGGCGTCTGACGATGCTGAACAAAATGCTGCTGGATTGACCAAGGTTCTTGATGTCATGGCGACCACAACCACCACAGCCAATACTGACATGGAACGTATGTTCACCACAATTAAAGTTGCTGCACCAACGTTTACTGCTGCTGGTCAATCAATTGAAACATTCTCAGCATTGACAGGAATTCTTGCAAACAGTGGTATCAAAGGATCACGTGCAGGTACTGCCTTGCGTGCATCTGTCGTTCGATTGCAGAAAGTAACCCCTGAAGCTGCAAAATGGATGAATAAACTAGGTGTGTCTATCGCCGATGGTGACGGTAACATGCGTGACATGTTTGACATTCTTGGTGATCTTGAAGCAGGGATGAAAGGGATGGGTGAAGTGCAAAAAGGTACAGCCCTTGCAACCATCTTTGGTACTGAAGCAGTCAGTGCATTAAATGTCATTATGGCTGAAGGTAATGATGGTTTGCGTAAGTATCGTGACCATCTGACACAGGTTGAAGGTGCAAATGCTAAAATGGCTAAGACAATGGGTGACACAACAGGTGGTGCACTTAAAACCATGTTTTCAGCTATCGAAGGTCTGCAGTTGAAATTGTTTGATTTAAACAAGGGTCCAATTCGTGACACAATTGAAAGCTTCACAGTATTTACCAACAGCATAACAACAGCCATTGAAGCAAATGAAAACTTTGCTGTTGCGCTATCAGGTGAATTTTTCACTGCAGTTAAAGCAGGTGGTCAATTGATTGTTGGACTAACAGCAACATTAGTTGGTGTAAAGGTTGCAGTATTTGCATTTCAAGCTGGTCTTGTTGTTGCACGTGGTGTCATGCTTGCATGGGCTGCTGCTACAAAAATACTTGTTGCTGCACAGTGGCTTTTGAATGTTGCACTGACTGCTAATCCAATTGGTCTAATCGTTGTAGGTGTGACTGCATTGATTGGCCTTGGTACTGCACTGATCCTTGCATGGGGTCCAGTGACAGATTTTTTTGACAGTTTGTTTGGTGGCATTGTAGATTGGTTAGATTTCATAATCAGTCCTATCAGTCAGTTAATTGATTCATTTGGCATAATAGGTAGGTTAGTGGGTGGTGTTATAGATGGTAATACCCCATCACAAGAGGCGTCAGAACGCGCTGGTCCATCTGCAGCTATAGTTTCCCCACAAGCACGCCAAGCAGCGGCTATAAGCGAAACTGTGAACACTAATCGTACTGAAGTGACTGTTTCTGCAGCACAAGGTACAACAGCAACACAGACCGGACCAAAAACACCCGGTGTGACTGTAGCAAATTCAGGTGGTAGATAAATGGCATGGACTGAAAGAATTCGTGATGCAGATTACACATCAGCTTCAGGAACGGTTACAAAATTTGATTATGAAGTAATCAATAACACACCCGTTAAGAAAACTTCCTTTTATACTTTCGGGAATACACCGGGTGCGTTTGGTCAAAACTTTGGTCTAGGTGCACGTACATTTGCAATACGCGCCTATATCACAGGTGCTGATTATGATACTACTGCAGATGCTTTTTCAACAAGTCTTGAAGAAGCTGGTACAGGTTTTTTTACACACCCGTTACAAGGTAGAAAAACTGTAATCGCTACAACAATTTCTCGCCGTGATGATCTTGTAAAAGAAGCTGGACAGGCTGTTTTTGATTTAACGCTTGTTGAAACACTTACAAGTTTATTTCCATCACCTTCAGCATCACAGGGTGATTTGGTAAGGTCTTCTATAAATTCTTATGACACTGAAGCACCAATCAACTTCAACGATACTATCACGCTTGAAACAAGTAGTGAAACGGCAAATTTTGAAACCAAGTTCGATAACTCATTAAATGCTACTTTTGAACTTCTATCACGCACAATGTCAAGTGATACATTAAGAGATTTTGAAAGTTCTATAAACGGTATCAAGAATGGTCTAGGTGCGTTGACAGACGCTGGTGAAATGGTTGAACTTGCGTCACAAACAATTGCTTCAATCAGGTTTGCCACTGACTTAAATGATTTGTCAGATTTGACATCTTCATTGCTACAACCTACTACACCAACAGTTGACAATGAAGATGTCAACAACAAGTCTATTGATAAACTTTTTTCATTTTCGTCTGTCATCACAATGGCTAATTCAACACTAGATACTGATTTCAAAAACAGGGGTGAAGCAATTGATGCAGCTGTGTTCTTGGAAGGTCAACAATCATCAGTGACAGACTGGAATTTTGAACAAAATGCATCAGTAAACGCTGTGAATGCTGATAACTCATACTCGCCCTTTTTCAATACTGTAACACGTGAATCAGGGCGCTTAGTTGCTGATACTTTTGATTTACCCATTGAACAGTTTATAGTATTAGATAAGGCGCGTTCTGTAATTGATTTATCAAGTGAATTGTACGATTCATCAGACATATCATTTGTTAACAACATAGTGTATGAGAACAATCTAATTGGTGACGAAGTTATTTCTGTACCTGCTGGCAAAACTATAAGGTTCTACAGATGACTGATGTGGTATTGAATTTCAATAACATCAATTTTGGTAGTTGGGAAACTATGACAATTGATCGTCAAATTGATGCTGTTGATGTATTTAATTTCACCACACCTTTCATGTGGGAGGACCAGCAATTTCAAAACAATTTTAAACCTTTTCAATATCAGAATGTGAATGTTATTGCAGATGGTGCAAGGTTGTTTACAGGGACTGCTATCACAATCCTACCTGATGACGGTGTTGATGCTGTCACCATTAGTGTGAGCGGTTATGCAAAGGCAGGTGTCATTGGCGATTGTCAGGCACCACCAATAAACTACCCGATAGAGTTTCAAGGGTTAACACTTAGACAAATAGCACAACAGCTGACAGGCTATTTTGGATTGACTGCAGTTTTTACAAATTCAGATGGTTATGCTTTTGATCAAGTAGCACTTAAAACAAATCAGAATATTTTCGATTTCTTAACCAGTTTGGCAAAAGAACGTGGTCTAGTTATTTCATCTAATGAAGATGGAAATCTACTATTTCAAAAAACGTCTTCCAACTATGTGGGTGACATAACAACTGCTGTCACTAGTGCAAAACCTTTACAGTTGAACGGTCAGGGAATCTTCTCAGACTATACAGCAATGGGTGCCACAATACCGGGTCTTGGTGCAGACAGTTTCACAGTGAAAGACAATCGTATAAATGTTGTCAGACCTTTTGTATTCAACACAGATGGTGCAGCTGATGCTGATACTGCTGGTGACGCACAGGCGAAAGCTGGCAGGGCATACGGTGAAGCAATTGCATATTCTGTCAACATCCCATCTTGGCAAGACCCCAATGGTAACATATGGAAAGCAAACACCTTATGTGATTATCAAAACCCTAAGATTTTCATCAATCGCAAGACAAGATTTTTAATCAAACATATCTCATTAGAGAAAACACCAGACAGCGAAACAGTCAATTTGACCTTGGTCTTACCAGATAGTTTTGACGGGAAAATACCAACGGTGCTGCCATGGGAATGATGGGCATATTTGAATCTTTCAGAATTCTAGTTGATGGTGGTTTCAGCTGGCCTGTGGTCAAGTTTGAGAACAGAAAAAATGATATTATAGAAGGTGAATATTTTCAATCATCTGGTGAAGATAGTCCACCATTGCAGGGTGATACCTTATTTCATGAAGAAACACAGCGTCAGGGTGGTAGAAGTGTCACAGGGGTGATTGACACCAATCCAGCCAATAAGAGCGCCGCAAGTGGTGAAGTAAGGCGTTATGCACGTGGTTCAGGTGGTGGTATTGTAGCAACATTTCATTTGAAGAATAATGGTACCATCACATTGTTCAATGAGAATGGAACAGTCACAATTGCACCTGATGGAACCATCACCAACACGAATGCGGGTGGTAATACAATCTTGTCAACAACAGGTGTGTTCACGGTGAATGCTGACTTGGTTGTCAACGGCAATACAACAACAAACGGCAACACCATAACCACAGGGTTCACACAGTCTGCTACATATGCTGGTGCTGGCGGTGGTGGTGCTTCAATGACTGCTGACATTGACATGAACAACAACAATATCACAAATGCTGCTGAAGTTGAAATAAACGGAATTAATCATTCAACACACGAACATGACGGTGTTACAGCGGGTGGTGATAATTCGGGTGGACCCGTATAATTAAATTTGATAGGTTGCAATATGACTGATGTACTTTTAATGAATACAGTGGACGGTGGTGAAATATCTATATTAGATGGTTTCCTAACAGTTACTGATGGTTTTGGTACAGCGGTCTATGAATCCTTATTTGGTGGGTTGTCATGGTTCGCAAATGCATTGATTGAAGACGAAGATGGAAGGATTGAAAGTGACTTTGAAGAAGTTGTTGAACAAACACCACCATCCACAAAAGGACTGTTGACAATAGAAGATTCAGCAAATCGTAATCTTGCATGGCTGGTCAAAATCAATGCAGCATCTTCAGCAACTGCAATAGTATCATTACCTGAAAACAATTTGCTAGTCGTCGAAGTGACTATAATTCAAATTGACGGCACAGAAAGCAAATACATTTTGAATTGGAAAAATCCTTTTGTCGTCACCTAATCAACCAACAACCAACCAGATAGCTGAAGCACTTCTATCAGCTTTTTCTGTAGAATTTCAACAAACAGCAAGCCTGTTACCAAAATCGTTTTTACGTGTGGTGTCATATTCTGTTGCTGGTGTTTTTCAAATCTTGTGGCAGTATTTAGGGTGGGATTTTCTTCAAATCTTTGTTGCCACTGCTTCATTTGGTAACACAACAATCAATGGTGTTTCTGTCAATCCTCTTGTCATGTGGGGCGAATTGATTGGTGTTGGTCCACCTGCAGACGCTACGCAAGCGCAAGCTGACATCACAGTGACTGTTAGTCTACAAGGTGGTAGTTTGAACGCTGGTAGTCAATTAATACGCACATCAACAGGTGTTATATATTCTGTTCAATCTTCAATACTATTAAACGCACCAACTGTGACTGCTAGTATCAAAGCGGTAGGTGATCAAGATGGTGGTGATGGTTCTGGTTCAATAGGTGATTTGACAATAGGTGACACACTTGATTTTGTAAGTCCATTTGCAGGTGTTGACAGAACCACCGTTGTACTGTTGGACACTGTAAATGGTGAAGACGCACAAACAGAAGAAGACTATAGACAGACCGTTGTCAATCGTTTCAAGCGCCGTCCACAAGGTGGGGCTGCTGCTGACTATATTATTTGGTCAGAAGCAGTACCGGGAATTGTTGACGTGTTTCCATATGTCGGTGCACCGGGTGAAGTGGATGTTTACGTGTTATCAACCAACCCACCAGACGGAATACCAACTGCAGGTGAATTGTTAGCTGTACAGGAAGCGATTGAACAAATTGTAAATGGTATTTCATTTGGTAGACCTGTGACGGCCTTGGTCAATGTGTTACCAATCACAAGGACCGGATTTGATGTTGAAGTAACTGGTCTGACGGGAGTTCCAGACTTGCCACAAACACAAGCAGATATTTTAAATGCATTGAATGTTTATTTTCTTGATCGTGCACCCTTTGTTGATGGTGGCACAATCCCACCTAAGAAAGACATCATAGCACAAACTGCAATTGGGGGCATTATCGAAGACGTTGTGACAGCTGCAGGGGGCGTGTTCACAAGCGTTGAAGTTCTTGAAAGCGCTGTACCGTTTCAGTTGCGTACACTAGGGACAGGTGAGACTGCTAAATTGTCTTCACTTGTGTTCATATAATGCGGGGGGTTGGATGGTTCAACGGTCTACTGCCTAGCGGTAGTGCGTACAAGCTTCAAGCGGGTTCAAACATTCGCAAGTTCTTTTCAGGTCTTGGTTCTGCTGCTGATGACATTGAAGAAGAAGCAGGAAACGTGTTCTTTGACATATTTCCTGAAACTACGAGGTGTCTGGATGATTGGGATGAACAGTTTGCAATATCTGGACCTACTGCAACAGAACAAGACCAACGTGACCGCCTGTTGTCTGCATGGCGTGAAACAGGTGGACAATCACCCGGGTATATCCAAAACGTTTTACAAGAAGCAGGATTTGACGTTTATGTACATGAATCTGCAGAATTTTTCACAAGTCAGACTGCACAGGTTGGACAGATGGGGAAAATATGCAGCGAAACAGCGTGCAAACTTGGGTCATTGGGTGTTGTCGGTGGCGGGTGGTCAGTTGGTGCAGTATTTGATAAAATCAGAACCATTCGTGACCCGCGTCCTTTCATTGGTGGGTATCTTGACAGTGTGTTTGGTCTTGATGATTTTGGTAATCCTATCAATGTGGGTGGTGTCAATGTAGGTAGACGCGGTGGTTTTTTGCTGGTAAATAGTTTAATAGACACTGTGCCTTCTGAACTAGATGATCCTGACACATGGCCTTATGTGTGGTATATAGGAGCTGAAATATTTGGTGACTTTGCCGATGTCAGCAATGAACGCAAAGATGAATTTATAAGCAAGATACAAAAAATTAGACCCAGACACACTTGGATAGTTCTATTCACAAACTTTGGATGATATAAAATGGCAATTAATTTAACAACAACATACACTCCAGCGCGTGTAGATACCACAGACCCTGTAGGGTATCCTGTAGGTGCTAACAAGAACGAGACTGCACCCGGTGCGAACGATGGTACACCTGTTGAAGCAGCATTACAAAATGACTATGCAGGATCAATTCAGGCTACTATATATCAAGCTGGTTTAGTACCAGATAACACACCTGAAAAAGTTAGTGCTTCACAAGTGTTGCAGGGCTTGGCAAGACATGTATCAGGGTCAATCACATTTGATGATTCTGGTGTTGCTGATGCATATGTATTATCACCAACAGCAATATCATCAACAGATTTCGAAACACCTAGTGTTTACTTCCATGGAATGCAAATTCAATTTTATGCAGATAATCCATCAACAGCATCTGGTGCAACTGTGAATGTGAATGCAATTGGTGATGTTGGTCTGGTTCAACCAGATGGTTCAATACTATCAGCAGGTTTTGTAACGAGTGACATAATTACAAAAGCTACATATGATGGTGTTTCAGGAAAGTTTATTATTACATTTTCTGCAGGTACAGTTGTTGAAACCGGGACTTTGCCAAATATGTACTTTTCTGGTCTAACAATTGCCAATGGTTCTGATGCTGACCATGATATTGATGTTGGTGCTGGTTCTTGGCGCAGCATTGCCGATGATGAAGATATCATCCTTACAAGCACATTCGTGAAACAAATTGATGCAACATGGATTGCTGGTACAAACGTTGGTGGGTTGGCGAATGGTGCAAACCTAGCGATTGACACATGGTACCATGTATTTGCGGTTAACGTTGCTGGTGTTGCTGACATCATGTTTGATGATGATATTGATTGTGCAAATGGTGTTGCAAACAATGCTGTAACAGCATACCGATATCTTCACAGTGTCTTGACTGATGGTTCTAGCAACATTCTACCATTCATATATGCAAATGGTCGTACACGGTGGGTAGATCAAATCATTCATGTTGATGGAAGCCCGGGAAATTCGAGAATAACTGTAAATATTGGAACACCACTTGATGTGGTTGTCACAGCTCAAATGAGTCATAACATGGGCAACAGTACAGCAGTGACATCTGTCATAATTATGGCGTTGGATGAAACAGATGTTGTTCCAGCAATAGGAAATGCAACCACTCTAGTTGAAGCAAATGCAAGGCGACAAGTTAATAATTTTGAAGTTAAAACTGATACTAATTCTGGTGTTGCCTTCAGAAGTTCTGATTTAAACATTCAGAACAATCAACTTATTACAATTGGATGGTACACAGACAGGAGTTCAATCTAATGAATTTTTATGTAAAGAGAAATGCAGGTGTGATTACTGGTGTATCACACACCAAACAAAGCTGGCCTGTTGAAATATTGCCAGATGACAATGCTGAAGTTATAGCTTTTCTCAATCCCGATGAAGCCAAGACTGTTGAAATGATCAGTGTGAAAATCAATGACGCCATGTATGAACGCATTGCAACCGGTATCAAATGGTCACTGACAGATGTTTCAACAGTTTACGATATACCACTGACTGACAACAACGAACGGTTTTTATCAAGAAACTTAATGAAGTTAAACGAAGGTCGTACTGATCCACACAAAGGTTACTTGTTCACAGGAGTTGACAAGTTCAGTATTGATGATGTTGGCCTTAGAAAATTAGCTGTGTTTGCTGGTGAATGGGGCGATGAAATCAGTCGTGTTCGTTTAGAAGAAATTGAAACACTTGGTACAATGACACAGCTTCAATTAGACGCCTATGACCCGACTGCAATTGACTGGTCTATTGATTGGTCATCAGACCCACAAAATGACGGTGAAGGGTGGTCTGATGACCATTGTGTGCAAAACCCATGAAGAAACAAGAACAAGCATCAAGACCTGTCAAGCTATCTGCATTCAGACCCGCTTCAGGACAATCAGCATCTTCTGCAAAACCAACATCTTCTGCACGCATTCGTAAAATCAAACCGGATACGGTACCCAATCAAAGACCCGGTAGGATGTAATGTTTTATGTGGTCTTGCTCACGTTATTCTATCTACCCACAGTGTTTAACATATATGGGTTTGACGAAGCTTATCTGACAGCAAGGGATTTTCTCATTCTTGCTTTTTCATTTGGGATGTTTGCAAGGACCAGCATGAGGCAGTGGAAAGACAAGATAATTTCATCTGTGTTTGTATTGCTATCACTTCACATGGTTTTCAATAATATAATTGTTGACTATGCTGATGTTGCTGTTGCGTTAGCGTTTACTTCAATTGTTGGAATGATCACTGTTGCCTTCACGATGTATGAATTGATGTCGATTAGATACGATAAACTACCAGACGATGACATCATTGAAGGCAATATTTATGAAATAATCGGGAAACCTAAAACTGATTTACAGTTCATATTGTTTGTGTTGACAGGTGGTCGTGGTGGAAGCTACGCAATCACCAACGGGACAGACTGTGTTTATATGTCTCGCAAAGAAGGGAAGTCTGTCAAAGAACCGTTGTCTGATAACTATTTGATCAACAAAAAGTGTATTCTTATTGGTTGCCAAAATACGTACAATAAAACAAAGTTTCACGCAAAAGTGAATGTGAAGTTTTATTTGTGGCGTAATTGCTACTGGCTATCAAAAGGATTCCAAAAAGATGACAACATTACCTGATCAGACAATACCTGCAGATACATGGACAGAAGTTACAAGCTTGGTAAATGCCACAAGCTATGTGATCCAAAATAAAAGCGTTAATGTTGACATGTTTGTTGCTGAAGAAGCATCAGCGCCTGTCGGTACAACAGGGCGTGTAATACAGGGCTTTGATGATTATAGCTTCACAAAAGGCACTGACAGTGTTTTTGTGTATTTCCCTAGTGCTGACGGCTTGATAGCCGTGAACGAAGGGGTTTAACAAATGCCTGAAAATATTCCCGGTACTGGGTCTGGTGGTGGTTTCACCCTTGGTCCTATTCAAAATGTATTCACAGGTGCTGACCGTACTGCTGCAGAAGCCGCACGCGACCTATACGACACAAACAACCCCGGTTGGATTGCCAACTACAATGCAGATACCGAATTGAATATTCGTCTTGAATATGTCGAAAGTGGTAATCAGGTGGCCTTGTTTCAGGTCAGAAACGGTGCAGGTGACACTTGGTTAGATAACAGCAGTGCAATAGGTGTTGCTGGCATGGATGGTGGCGCGTCAAACTTTGCGACAATCACCAAAGAAGGTCAAGTGCCGTCACTGAGTTCTGATTTAGTCAACTATGAATATGCGGGTGCTACTAAAAACCCTGTCACGGGTGAATGGACATTTGATGATTCAATTGAAGTCCCTCAAGCATCCATTAAAATGAGTGATCCGCTCGCTATTTCAGAAGCAACTTCTGAACTATTTGTGCATGACAACGTGACAGACACAAGTTCTGTGGGGATATTGTCAGTCATAGATGGTGACAGTGGTTCAAGTAGGTTGATCTTCAATCAACTTCCAAGCGGTCAGACAATAGTAGCACAACCTGACTTTAGTCAAACTTTGACGGCTAATCCTTTGGTTGTTCCCCTGTCAGCAACGTTTTCAAATCAGACTGATAAGGTCACGATCAAAACAGGCGCGGCTATGACTAATTTTCGGGCCATAATTACCGACAATCTCACCGGGATTGTGGTCAAATACATTCCTAGTAAGTCAGTCTGGACTTCAGGAGTTGGTGGCCTTGACCTAAGACTTGGCGATAACACTATTGATTTTAATAGTGAAGCTGTAGACGATCCTGCAAATGGTTTGTTTTATATCGGGTTCACACCATTACGCCAATTTGCAGGACAGGCTTCAACTTTCACCATGGAAGCAGACAGTGTAAACATTCTGGGCAATATTGGCGGTATTCCATATATTGAAAATGAAATTCACTTCATTGAAACTGTCAATGTACCGACCACAAAAGATGTCACTAATGTGTCTGACGCTTACATGCGCCTGAATAACGAGTATGTGACCGCATCAGGGACACCTACAGGCGTTGTTGCAACATATCTGGCAACAAGTACCGCAGACGTGCTTACATCAGCACAGTTCACTGCAGGTGTGGATGGGGTCAGCAATGCAACAGTGTTTACTGACGGGTCAGACACATTTGCACAGAAAGAATTTGTACAAATTTCAGGCACTGTCTTAAATGACGGCCTGTTTGAAGTTGAAGATCACACAGGAACACTTTTGACTGTTCGCGGTGTTGGTACTGTTGCAACAGTTGAAGATTTCACTGCTACTGATTTTATAACAACTGTTGACAGTGGGACGATTACAAAAGTTAATGTTTCTGTCATGCGGTCTAATGCTGCTGGTTCATGGGAATCTGGAACAGGCAATGAATCTGGAATAGTGTTTGAAGGGTTGGGCGATGTGTCCACATCTGCACCCCTTACTGCAAATGCAATTCTTCTAGGCAATGGGTCAAAAGATATTAAAGTTGACCCAAATTTTGAATGGGATGACGGTGATTTAATTCTTAGAAATGCGTCACCTGCATCATCAACAAACATATTCTTTGATGATGACGTTGGAGGGATAATTGCATCTGTTGGACAAATTGCCCCTTTGAATGCATTCCAAATATTAAGCTATATAGACGATATATTAATTGCAAATCTAGGTTCGGGTGATCTAACACTCAGTACAGCATTGGGTGAAGTTATAATCAGCACTGCTGTAGGTGACGCTGTGAAGGTAGACCCTTCTGGTGATGCTCATTTCATTGATGCAGTAGAAACCCCTTATGGCGGTATCGGTACTTTTCAAAATCTACTGAAATATTCAGAAGAATTAGACAATGCATATTGGGTTGATCAAACAGCAGTAACCATAGTTGATCCTGACACGGTACTTGCACCAAATGGTGAAGACACAGGTGACGGGATTGCTTTCACTGGTACGACTGTGGGTAAACGGGCTGCGGTCACACTTTCCAATGGTGCAACATACTCACTGTCATTTTGGGGTAGAAGCGCTGTAGGAAATCCTGACTTGATATTTGAACTTGGCGGGGGTGGTCCAGAAACTGTGACTTTAGGGACTGGAAACCTAGAAAGATACAATATTTCTATAACCGCAGGTGCTGATGATTGGCTTGATATGTCTGCTGCTGCTGCATCTTCTGATTTTGAGTTGTGGGGTTTTCAGTTAAGCATTGGACCCGGGGTCAAGCCTTATCTTAAAACAATGGATAATGCAGTCACAAGTACAGATTACGGGCTTGCGATATCTGGAAATGTGCGCATACAAGGAAATATAAACAGTACAGGAATTATTGCATCAGGTCCCACAGGAAACGAGGGAATTTTTGTAGAAGCAGATGGTAGCAACAGCCGCATCAGGTCTGAATTTAATCAAATGACCTTAAGTACCAGCAGGACTGCAGATGACATTATAATTAGTCCTAATGACATACCTGCAATGCGGTTTGATTCAGACAATCAAAGAGTAACAGTAGGGTCACTGAATGCGCCTGACAGTATTCTGCATGTATTTAATGCTAGTGCAGGTACTGTGACAGCAAGAGCAGACACGATAGTTACTATTGAAAACAACACATCCGCGTTCTTGAACTTTCTCACTCCTAATGGGGAAGCAAAAGGTATTGTTTTTGGTGAAGAAAGCGACAACAACACTGCAGGGATTTATTACGACACATCAGGAATAGGTGTGGATTCCATGGTGTTCACCACAAATGGTGATAACGTTGGTATGGTGTTGAACGAAAACCAACACTTAATGATTGGGGCGGTTGAACCTATATCACCACTGCATGTGCATGAAAACACAGCGAACATTGGTGTTTCAGCAGGTATTAACATACAACAAGCAGGTTCGGGTGATGCTGCACTTACGTTTGAAACACCATCACGTGGGTGGACAACGGGAATAGACCAATCTGATGAAAATATTTACCGCATAACTGACAGTACCGGGAAGATAACATTTGAATTAAGAGATTCTTCAGGCGGGATAGTTTTGATATCAGACCAAGGTACAGCTATCGGTGCAATATCAAATACAGATGATACCACAAGTTTACTTTCCATAAGTAACATAGGCACGAATGCAGGGGCTTTTAATCTACATGTGGGTGACAGGGACCCTTCAGGCAATGTACTTGGTACAGGGGGAACCTATCAGGCAGTTGAAGACGGTGTTCAGTCTAGTCTGTATTTACACAAAGGTGCCAGTAGTACAAATAGTGATTGGTACAAGGTTTCTGTTAACCCTTCTAACACTATTGAGATTCATAACTCTGCGGAATTTGAAGCGCTCGCAAGTGGGGGTGTGATCACACTTACTGAAGCGACAAACTTTATATTCCGTAACAGTACTCCGATTTCAACCACAACCAGAATAGATGCAGGTGCGAACGACATTTTCATGACTGCTGAAGGTCGTGTAGGTGTTTCTATTATCTATACAGGATCAGGGACGTTTCTCACGTCTAATGGTGCTAATTTTGTGATACTGGAATCATTTGACGGTATGATAAACGGGGGTGCGGGCGAAGGTCTTGGTACATTCCTTAATGTATCAAATCTTTCAGAAATATGTATCATTGACAGGTGTGCAGTGGTGGGATGGGGGAACCTTGGTTCTTTCACTGATGTCAACAAGGTTAGAATACCATCATCAGGGTTTCTAGGTGTGGCAATATCTGGCTTCACCTTCACCAATTGTTCTGCATTACTCTTGAGCGGTGACTTGTCAAGTACGGTTGATTTGAGCGCTTCATATTACAATATAACTGCAATAGACACTAGTGGTGAAGATACTGAAACTTCAGTTCGTGTAGAAGGTGCTGATTCAATTTTAAAATCTGGTGAATCACTTGTGTCTGTGTCACCTATTGTTACTATGTCATCTAGGGTTATTGTTTCTCAAAACTCCCTTGGTGGATCAGGGTCATTGTTTGCACCATTGGGTGCAGATAAGGCGATTGCATCAATTGCAACAAGTCCCATCACCACAGGGACCGCTTTCACTGCACAATCTACGTTGCATGGTGGCGATGCAACACAGTTTGCAACATCAACAACCAACAACCTTGTTGTGGGTCAAACGGTGGTGATTGCTGGCACGACAAACTATAATGGTGAGCATAGAGTCATAGCAACAAATGGGACAACATCTTTTGACATAGGAGTTGATTTTGCAGGTGATGACGGTGCAGGAACATATCTTGCAGACGCCATTCAGATCACCAGTACTGCACACGGTCTTGCTAACAATTCCTTTGTGAAGGTAACAGAAACCCCATTTTATAATGCGTTCTATGAAATATTCAATGTGGCTACTGACACATTCGAAGTAAGTGAAACGTTTATAGACACGTCCACAGGTACAGCGAGCGTTGCAACTTCCCTAGATGAGAGTGATCCACGTGTCAATGCTTCAGGCAACCCCGGGGCAAGACAAAGTGAAAACATCGGGTCAGTTATCATCAACGCAAACGCACAAACCACAACCATTTCAACTATAGACACATGGACAGATTTTAATTTAAACGGGCTTGCATTACTAGGGAGTAACGCCGAACTTTGGCGGATCACCAACAGGACAACAGGTGAACTCGAATATCTTGGACTGAATGATTTTACAGGTGTTGCCAACGCAAACGTCACAAGTTTCAGTGTTGGCGGTTCTCAGCAATTCGAATTTAGAGTTGCAAAGAATGGTTCACCTCTTGTTGACGGTGTTGTTTCTGGTCGTGAAATGGGTGGTGATGCTGGCAATCTGTCGATTATTTCACCTATTACAGCCGTGAAAGGTGATTTGTTCAGATTGCAAGTTCAAAATATTGATGGTACAAGCAATGTAACGATTAGAAATTTATCTTTTCAGATTCAATAACGGTGGAAAATGACTGATAGTGCTGAAGACATGGGCATGATGAAAAAGGCTATTGAAGTTCTTGAAGCCAGTAGTGAACGGCACACTGAATCAAACGAAAGACGAAAAGAAGAAAATATTCAGATACGTTTGCAAGTTGAACTATTTCAACATACAGTGGAAGGTATCAGTAACAGTGTTGATATAGTAGCGGGGGCGATGCAAGAAATTAAAGAGGATTTGAAAGAAATTAAACAAAATCAGATTGGCATGGACACACGAATTGGTGTACTTGAAAAGAGATTGTTTAATTCAGGAAAGTTCTGGTATGGTGTATCGGTACTATCTAAAAACAAATGGTTTTGGGTTTTTCTAATGTTTTGTGTGTTTATATATGCAGTCATTAATCACCCTGAAATTAGACCATTCACTACAGAAATATTTGGTACTATGAAAGCTGCAAAACAATGACACTGACACTTGTGCTGAACCGCTATACCAGAAACAATGACGAAGTATCAGGCGTCATGTCAATTGCAAATTTCCCAATTTGTCATACACTCGAAGATGAACACCGTGTTGTCAAAGTGCCGGGTGAAACATGCATTCCTGCAGGTGAATATGATGTCATATTAAGACCTGTAAATGAAGGCAATGTGAACAAGAAATATCTCAAAGATTTCCCAACGATGCATCAAGGCATGTTGTGGTTGCAAGACGTTCCCGGGTTCACTTACATCTATATTCACATAGGCAATAGAGATGAGCACACAGCAGGGTGTATCTTGGTTGGTCAGCAAAACTATATTGATGACCAAGGTCACATGGAACTATACAGAAGTACACAGGCTTATGTTCAACTATATAAAATGGTTGTGAGCGCTGCCAAAACTGGAAACTTAAAAATTAAGGTAATTGACAATGACGAAGTATAACACAGGTGACATGTTACTGTTCAAAGGTAACAGCCGCATTTCAAGATTTATTACACTCTTGCCTAGTGCTGAATTCTCACATGTTGGTTTCTATTATGACCATGACCTTTTTGGACCTTGTGTGTTTGAAAGTACATCAATCGGCAATGATCCAGATGTATTCACAGGTAGTATAATTGCAGGTGTTCAGGTCACTAAGTTTAAAGATCGTATTGCAAATTATGACGGCGAAGTTTTCGTTAGACGATTGCCGGAACCACTGACAGAAACACAACTGTCTGTGTTCAATGAGTTTGTGAAAAAACATCACGGCACACCATATGAAGATAGTAATTGGCAACTAATCAAAGCACAATTGGACGGTATCGAATCACTTGATTTCAAATTGCCATGGCACAGAAACGAACAAGATGAATCAACTTTATTCTGTTCTGAACTAGGTGTAAAATTAGATCGTGAACTTGAAATTATTGAAGATGACGGTTCACCAACAAATGAAAGCACCCCAACAGATTGTAGTACGTCTGAAGGTCGTGGTGAAATATTGGCAATCAAAACAAAGTTAGTCTAAGGTTTCACACCAGTTCTTGCGCTCGCTTTTGCCGTCATAAAATACTGCATGACCACGGTCAATCATCATGTCACCAACGTTTGCACCGTTCACAGTAACCACAGCGACAACACGTCCTGCATATTTACCGTAACGAACATTTTTTATTTCAACATTGCCTGTCAACAGGTCTTCAAGTGCTTCCTTTGCAGCATAAGCTTTGACTTTTTCGTCAACACATTTCGTTCTGATTTCAGGTGTGTCAATTTCATTAATGCGAACTTTTATAGTAACAGTTTGGCCTAACCAAATTCTGACAATTGCTGTTAGCGTGTCACCATCATAGACACTGTGCACGATCACTTTATATGGACCGGGTAAAACTTCAGCAGCCTGTGTGACTGAACTGACCATCAAGAATAATGCAACTAGTAGATACTTCATTTTAAATCCTTTACAATATCTATAAGTTTTCGAGCTTCAGCTATATAGTACGCATGGTTTAAATTGGCTGGTGTCATATATCGAATATCATTGCAGATTTCGACTTTCCAGCCAACGTCAATACCTGTACGCCTTGTCTGATTTACGCTTCTGTTTTTGGTGTGAATTAATTCATTGTGAACATATGGGTCATGTTGGAAATATTGTTCATCAGTCACACCGTTTGCTTTCTTAAATGTGCCTACAACATGCGGTGATGTTGGTGGTGCGAGCTTCACCAATTCAACACCGTTGTGTGCAATGAAATATCTAGTTATACGTTGCTGATCAGTAACAACACCATCACTGTCAATTGCAATAAGTTGATTTGCATTTGGAACCTTGGTTCTAAGCATGAAATCCATAATATCACGTTCAGGCGATGTGATGAAATGATGTAAGTCTTCACCTCGTAATAAAACGGCTTCAGCAGCTTTTGCAACAACAAGTGCACTTGTGTTCTGGTGCCACCCTAAAGGCTTTCTGTCACCCGGTGCTGCAGTCTCATAGTCACCTTTGCGTTTGATATCCCCATTAATATAAACACCTAGGTAATTATTGACATCACGTATTACCATACGTTCATAAATTTCATCTTCAAGTGTCAGGCGTGTCATCTGTTCCCATTGATCACGAACATAATCAACCATGTGAACCTTGTCACGATCCACACGAATGGTCACACCATCTGTGTTTGCCTGAATTACTTGTGTGTTTGGGATTGCAAGAAGTTGTTCTGCTAACATGCACAGGAGCAGCTGACCATTCATTGTGACTGCCATGGTATAGGCTGGATCAAAGAAGCAACTGTATGCGTTGTTACTGTCGCCATAGACACCATTCAATGCAAGCTTCAACATTCCATTTTCAACAGTTTTCTTGTCATAGGTTTGACGCTGGTCAAAAACGTCTTTGTAGATCGTGCAGAATAGATCACCAAGGTGTTCAGGAAACAGACGGTTTTCAATAGCCAGTGTTGGGTAATAGCTGGTTACATCAAGATCAATCAACACACGCTGGCTGTCACTGACCACGGTCCCACTTTCAATACTGGCGTGCAAACCACCTGTACCAAATTTATACTTCACCCCGTCCACATAACAGTGCACATCTTTGAAGACACCTTTGGTGTTCACGCCCATGGTCAAGGTGTCTTTCAAGTCTTTAGATGTCAGGGTCTGACTTTTCATCCATTGAAGAATTCGATTAAATTCAGGGTTGTTGAACTGCACATATGGAAAAATCACATCGTTCAGTTTTACACCTTCAACCCGGCTGGTCTGTCGTGGTTTCTTTTTATTGTGATTGTCACGATAGAAACAGGAGTCACGATTGTTTTCTTCAAGTCTCATAATGAAATAATCTTTACCGATTTTAGTATCATTATGGTTCATGAAGTTTCTATTGTATTTTGCAGACAGTTCACGGCGCGTTTCGATTTGCTGATAACTGTGTCTATGGAACCTTAACGTTTCTGATACATCATGTCTGTTATACCCTATGATTTCAGGTATCTGTTCACGTGTTACCCATGTATTAAATTCAATTGGTGCTTCTTGGATGCTGAAAGAACGCATATTGAATTCAAGCATTTTCAATGAAGTGGATTTAGCCATGTTGTCAAAGTGGTGGATTTTAAACAAATCAATCTGTGGTACAATTCTTTGATTGTCCCAAATCGTAATACCAAAGCGGTCTTTGCAATTGATAATTGACATTGATTTTTCATAAATAGCAGCAGCCACTTGTGCACCTGTCAGGTGTGACCATTGCTGATAGTTTAAAAGAATGTAATGGAGCACAACATAGTCATAACCAAGGTTGTTGAAGCCCACCATTGAACAGCGGCTGTCACGCAATGCAAGCAGATAGTCCACCAATAATATCAAATCATTTTTATATTCAGATATTTCAAATTCCCACTGATGACCAGCTTCATCACTTTCACTGCACATGGTGAATAGGTTGGGGTAACTTTCAATATCGTAATCGTGATTTTCCATTGTCGGTGGACTTTCTATTTATTTAACGTTTTGGCCCGGGTTGATCACATCCCGGTGTATCGCCATTGTCTAATTCGATTGTTGGAACATTCAGAATGATGGTGCAGCGTTGTTCATCAAACCATTCCCCTTCACGGCGCTTACCATCTTTGTCAACTTTAGGGACCAACAGCAGTTGGTTACATCCCGAAATATACTGAATATAACCAACGATTACCCCATTGAATCCAGTGATGTTATCAGTTGCGGTTTTACCCATGTGCTCATGTTGCTTCATTTCAAATACTCTCTTTCTGTGTTAATCGTTTGTTTCAATAACCGTGGTTAATCCAAACTTGTCTGATGATGCTTTGAACTTGTCACGTACCACTTCTTCAAGGTTTACATCATAATCCATAGCCAGCAAATCAAGACAGATAAGCACATCAGCAATTTCATTTTCCAAATCTTTACGGTCCACATTGCTTGGGAACATTCCCATTGTGTGACGTTCAAATTTTTTGACAATGTTACCAAGTTCACCAACTTCACCTGTCAGTTCCAATGCACGAAACAATGCAGATATGACAGGATAAACCCCGGTTTCGTTTTGTGTCTTTGTGCAAAATTCATCATTGCGTTTGATATTTGCTTCACGCAGTAATTTTAAAAACTGTTCGTCATAACTAGGATAACCCATTTCAAATACTCTCTTTCTAATAAGGTATGCAGTCGTTTAATTCGTGGTCATAATCACAGGTTGCACACCTACCTACGATGGACCATTTGCAAAAGTTGACGGTGCCAACATTCCAGCTTCAATCATTGCTTGATCAGTCCAGCCAGCAGTAATCATCGCGTCATAGGTCGCCCCATTAGCTGCAGGTAGCATCTGTTTAACAGCAGCTGGTGCTGGTGCTGGTGCTGGTGCAGGTACTGGTGCTGGTGCTGGTGCTGGTGCTGGTGCTGGTGCTGGTGCTGGTGCAGGTACTGGTGCTGGTGCAGGTACTGGTGCTGGTGCAGCGGGTGCAGGTACTGGTGCTGGTGCTGGTGCTGGTGCTGGTGCTGGTGCTGCTGGTGCAGGTACTGGTGCTATCGGTTGTGCAGGTTGTCCAGCAAATTGA